AAAATAGACATCTTATTAAAAATCCATTAGTCACAGTATTGTGGGTAGATATTACTTCTGATGCAACTTGGAAAGACCCAGTAGATTTCGATAAAGAATCATTACCTGTATGTGTATCAACTGGTTATCTATGGTCTAAAAATAGTAATTTTGTAAAATTATTTGCAGATTATTCATTAAAACAAAATGGAGAAATTGATGACTTGGGCAGTACAACAATCATACCAACTTCAGTTATAATTAAAATTATTGATCCGATAAAACATGGCAAAAACCAACGAAGCAAAGCTATGGTTAAGAATAAAAAAACTTAATCTCAAAGCTCATTTTACTCGCATAGAATCAAGTACAATTAATGGAATTCCTGATATAAATGTTTGCGATAATGGTGCTCATTATTGGCTTGAACTTAAATCAAATGATCTCAAGAATTGTGGTCTATCAAAGTGGCAGATCAACTGGCATTGTGACAGAATTAAATCTGGTGGATATGTATTTATTCTCAATCAGACCCTTGAGCCGAGCTCCTTAAAACTTTTGGCCGTGGATCTCGCTTCTCGTACCCCGTTTCTCGTTTCTCGCTTCAAGGACAATGAAGCAGGGATCCGGCAGCTCCTGGCGGACGCAGCCTCCCGTGCCCGTGAACCTCGTTTCTCGTTTCTCGCTGATAGAAGCTAGGTTTTCTTAAACATTTACAGACCAGGCACCGTGGTAGCCTGAGGCGTGAAGCTCGGGTATAATTGGTGTGGGGACAAGTTCCACACATTTTCCTTTCTACTTGTCCCCCTAATCCCGTATCTCGTTTCACGGCACAGATGTCCGTGTATCTATTAAACCTAGAAGTTCCCCCTGCATGTAGCTCCAGAGCTCCGTGGAAAAATATTTTTTTAAACGCTTGACATTTGACTTGAGCTATCTTATCTAGATGGGAGCAGGGAAACACGGTCTTGTAAATTGGCTAGCCATTCCCTGCACTAAACAACAGGAGAAACAAATGAAGAAAAACAATGAAGCACGCTTCACGGATAAGCTAAAACAATATGGCTTTAAGAAAAAAGAAACAGGTGAGAAAGGTTTTCACATGTGGGAAATGAGCCCAGCGGATTTAAAACCTAAGAAGGATGAAAAAAGTAATGACTAAAAAATACACAGTAATCGTTAGGGATGAATGCGTCTACGAAATGGAAGTAGAGGCGTCCAGTGAACACGATGCATGGCAGAAGGCAATTGATAATATTGATTCAACCGGCTTTGCAGACTGGCAGCCTACCAGTAAACCTCAGACAACACGTGTGAATGTAACGGAGGTTAAAGAATAATGTGGACCTTAATAATCATCCTCGCGCTGATTGCGATCCTGTATCCTGAGACTGCAGCCACCATCTGGATCGTCTTGGCCATCGGGGCATCTAAGCTTGTGTAATCCTCGTTCTCGTTCTCGCTGCTCCTTGGTTCGTGCTACAGTAAACACGACTCAGGGAGCCTGCTGCCCGAAGCCCGTTGGTGTGGCGTTTGATGTTTGCAACTAGAACTAGAAAATATGTACGGGTGGCAGGTCATCGGGACTTCAACTTGCAAATCCTTGTGGCTTATAGAGAGACTTTTTTTTGGAAATATTTAAAAAAATGGGCTTGACTTAATTAAAGCCATATCTTATCTGTATGGGATAACCAACAAAGGAGAAAAAAATGGGCTTTGACTTATACGGACAAAATCCAAAAATAAAAGAAGGCACAAAGAAACCAAAAGAAATAGACTACCGAACAGCAACGGAAGAAGAAAAAGACGAATACTTTAAAGCCGTTGATGATTACGAAAATCAAAACAAAGGTGTTTATTTTAGAAACAATGTGTGGTGGTGGAGAAAGTTAGCCGACTATGTTATGGAACATACAAAGTGCGTTGATGAAAAAGACTTTGATAAATGGCAAGAGAATGGTGGTCACGAGGTAGACGCCGAGACGGCAAAACAAATCGCCAATCAACTTGAACACTTAATCGCAACAGGTCACGCCGAAAAGTATGCGGAAGAAGTAAAAGCAGAAATGAAAGAGGCGGAAGAACACAACAGTAAGGTTGAAAAGATGTTGTCGGAACTTCGTTTAGAAGTCGCAAAGGCAACTGGAAAAGATACCGAAAATCTTCCACCAGCAGAATACCCAGAACCATACAACAAAAAATGGTGGGACATTGTAAATCAAAAAGACTATCGAGACAGTTATCCATTCAATATTGATAATGTTAAAGAGTTCATAGAGTTCGCCAGAAATTCTGGTGGCTTTAGAATTTGCTAATCACAACCCACGAGAACGGCACAATGCCGTTCTCGTTCTCGCCTGTGTTTGTGTTGTTGTATATTAAACTAAATACAGGGGGACGGCACGGGGAACTGGTCGGTGTCAAGCAAAATAAATTTTTCTGAAGTCTTGTAATCTTATCGTAATGGGATTATATATTTTGAAACAAACAAACAGGAGTAATCAAATGACAAACAAAGTAGTAAAAATAAAACAATCTACTAAAGTCAATAAAGATGAAAAAAAGTTTTTATTGAATTATGGTATGATGAAAGAAACCATTAAGGGTTATAAAAAACAAATGGAACTGATGACACCAGAAATCGCAGAACTATTTGAAAGAGTAAAATCTAATCTAATCGTACTTGTAGATATGGATAATGACTTTGAGGGTTTTGCTCAAAAGATAAATCGTAAAATGAAACGATTTGATGTATCTCGATTCAAAGAAGAGAATACAGAAATGTATGAAAAATATTTAATTGATAGTGAATCAACCGAATACAAAGTCGAATACAAATTAGCAAGACAAGCATAACAAGCTAATACAACCTACACTAGAAACCTTGTAATGTATTCTAGTGTAGGTTTTTAATTATATGTTTTTAATTTTTCTAATAATAATAATTATTTTTTTATTTCTTGTATTTAAGAAATAAATCTTTATAAGTTTAATAAACAAACAAGAGGAGTAAATAAATGCCTAACAATCTAATACAAATAGTTAGAAATAGTTTAACAGAAACTAATGCTAACAATGAAATAGAACAGGCGAGTAGCAACCCACTCGATACAAAGTTGAACTATCAATTTATGTATAAGCAGTTGGAAAGTGCAGTCGAGGAGATACTGATTAAGTACCCTAATGATGATGTAGTTAAGGAGTTAAGGGGTACAGTCATCAGAAACTTACAACCAATCTTAACACTTCTAAAGAATAGCCAAGAGTAATTGGCTACTGTATCGTGGGCTATGTAATGATAGCCCACTAATACCTACATAATAACCAGCATCACCACCAGCTAACCCATCACCTTCTAACCTGCGTTCAGCGTCAGGTACGCCTGTACCAATGGGGCAAGGCTCAACTAATAGGGCTACTATTAAAATCAACCACCACATCTTGTACCACGCATACAACTTATGATTGTAGCTAGGCTTCACCTTTAAACATAAGATTTACACATACATAGAAATCAAATTAATTATGGTTTATATTAAAGGGGACCCATGGATAAATCGTTATATACAATCGATAAACTTAGAGAAGAAGTAGAAAAAAAATGGTTGAGTCACATAAAATTATGTCAAGATAATTTTTTATATTTTGTACAAGAAGTGTGGCCTGATTTTATTTGTCGTAAAGAAAAAGACCCAAAGAAATGGGGGCACCATCAAATTATTGCAAATCAATTTACCAATATAGCCAGTTTAAAAAAAGGGAGGCTCATTATAAATATGCCTCCACGTCATACTAAATCTGAATTTGCTTCGTATCTTTATCCTGCTTGGATGATAGGGAAGTTCCCCAAGATGAAAATTATGCAAGTTTCACACAACGCAGAACTTGCTGTAAGGTTCGGTAGTAAGGTTCGTAACTTAATGGAACAAGCAGAATACAAACAAATCTTTGGTGATGTGAAATTAAAAGAAGACTCTAAAGCAAAAGGACGTTGGGAAACAAATCATGGTGGTGAATATTATGCTGCCGGTGTTGGAGGTTCCATCACAGGACGAGGTGCGGATTTATTAATTATTGATGACCCACACACGGAACAAGATGCTATGTCTGATATGGCCATGGATCGTGCATACGAATGGTATAACTCTGGACCAAGACAACGTTTACAACCAGGAGGCTCAATCTTAGTTGTTATGACAAGATGGGCAGAAGATGATTTGACCGGAAGATTAATCAAGGCTCAAAAAGAACCTAAAGCAGATAAGTGGAAGTTAATTTCTTTTCCTGCAATTTTAGAATCAGGTAAACCTGTTTGGCCTGAGTATTGGGATTTAGATGAATTAGAAAAAGTAAAAGCATCCTTACCTGTTAGAAACTGGTCTGCACAATATATGCAAGAACCTACATCTGAAGAAGGTGCAATTATTAAAAGAGAATGGTGGAGAGTATGGAAGAAAAAATCTATACCTAATCTTTCTCATGTTATTCAATCTTATGATACTGCATTTAGTGCAAAAGAAACTGCCGACTATTCTGCTATTACAACATGGGGAATATTTTATCCTCAAGAAGATAGGGGTGCCAGTATGATTTTATTAGATGCTATGAAAGGTAAATATGACTTTCCAGAACTTAAAGCTGTTGCTTTAGAACAATATAGATAGTGGGAACCAGAGACAGTTATCATAGAAGCTAAAGCTTCTGGTCAACCATTAGCACAAGAATTTAGACGTATGGGTATACCTGTTATAGACTTTATGCCTACAAAAGGTAGGGATAAACATGTAAGGGTAAATGCGTGTGCTCCTGTATTTGAATCAGGATCTGTATGGATCCCAGAGGATGAACACTATGCACAAGAGGTTATTGAGGAATGTGCAGCCTTTCCAAATGGTACAAATGATGACTATGTCGACAGTACTACACAGACTGTGTTAAGATACCGTCAAGGTAATTTTGTTGAAACATTGTCAGACTGGCGAGATACAATGGACAGAATACCAAGAGAATATAAATACTACTAGGAGAACATTATGTTAAAAGGTAAGCAAAAAAAATTAGACGTTAATAAAGATGGTAAGATATCTGGTGATGATTTTGCAATGTTAAAAAATGTAAGAATGCAAAAAAAAGATGCCATGGGTAAAAAAGTTGTTAAAGCTGAATCAGGTAAAATGATAGCTAAGGACGATACAACTGAGTATGTAAAAAGAAGAAAAAAATTAGGGGGAGCTGGTACTATATTTAAAGCTGAATCAGGTAAAATGGTAACTGAAGCCGAAGCTCCAACTCTTGGAGGAATAATGGGAGCAGCAGGAGAAGCATTGGCACAAGAAGCACCTGAAACATTTGATAGAATTTCTGAAGTAGATACAGCAATGGCTGAAAGAGCAGCTAGACGTCCACTTCCAAT